GAAGTTAATTTCTTCGTTATCTAAATGAGGTTTTGTTTGTGTATAAAACTCTCTTAATAAGCTATTGTCATCTAATTTGCTATAATCTTGATTAAGCTTTACGTAATCACTCATATCACCACCAGTTTCTTCCATGAAGTCAACTAGCTTTTGTATGTTCTCTGGTAATGGTTGTCCAGTAGCTTCAGCTTCAGCTATAGCTTCTTCAACTTGCTCTTCTACCTCTTCAACTTCTTCTTCAGTAATTTCTTCTAATACTGCGGCTTCTTGTGCTTCGGTTTCTACCTGTGTTTCTGTTTCGCTAGTAACTTCAGTTACAGCTTCTTCAGTTTTTTCTTCCGCCACAACCTCAGTTTCTACTTTTTGCTCTGGTGGTGGTGCGCTTAAATCTACCTTTATAATGCTATCGTCTCCAGCAGATTCAAATTTACTTTCATCAACTTGAACCACGTTTTCATCGCCTGGATCTTGTTGGTTTATTTTTGTAGTCTCTTCAACTACTTCTTCTAACTTTTCTTCCATAATATAATATAATAATAATTAATAATTCTAACTAGGGTCAAACGAACCTAAATCAAATCCACCACCTAGTATATCATTACCGGCAGACTCAAAGTTTTTAGGTCCTTTACCACTATTTCTTTGGTCAATCATCTCACTTTGCTGTGATGCTTGAATTTTCGTTCTTTCATCCTTACGATCTTCTTTTTCTTTTTCACCTGATTTTTTACCCTCTACTTCTATGCCTTTTAATTGCATACTGTATTGAAACTCTAAAGCCATTAGCTCTTTTTTCATCTCAACCTCTTGCTGCATTTTTTGTGAATCAATTTGGGCTTTTAATTGCTCTATTTCAGCGGTACCAGCGTTAATAGCTTGATTTTTCTGCATTTCAGCTTGGGCAGCTGCTTGAGCAGACTTAGTATTAGCATCACCCTGGGCTTGTATATTTTCCATTTGTAACTGTCTGTCTCTTTCTTCTTTTTTAACTCTTCTTATTTTTAGTAATTGGTTTGCAAGCTTAATGTTTTTTATTTCCCTAAGATCTATAGCATCTTCAAGATTTATGCTCTGTTGTTGTAATGCCATTTGAATGTTATTTTCCAGCTTAGCTTTTTCCTCTTCGTCAGGAGTTAGATTGATAAATATTCCAAAGTCATAAAGATGTAACTCGCTAATTTCTTCTAACGTAGCTACATTATAAGCTCCTATAGATTGTATGAAGGCATCTTTCGTCGGAGAATACTCTATGATATCAGATATTCTAAGAGATAAACACTCTGCCGTTTCAGCTGTTAAAAACAAACCCGCTTGTAATATATGCCTTGTAGCGGTATTTGAGTTTGCTGCAGCAAGTTTTTGAACTCCAACTAAAGCATTTTTATCTGGAGTACTTCCATCCCTAGCTTCGTTAAGTCCAGTCACATCCCTTATCATTTGTAGATAGTAATTATATGTACCAATTAAAGCTTGCATTTTATTACCACCAGATCCAGATGTAATTTCTTGAATAGGTACTTTACCTGGGTTCATATCACCGTCACTTGTAAATGATCTTCCAATAACAGAACCTGTTTGAAAATACATGTTTAAAGCTTCTTGTGGATTGTAGTTCGTACCATTACCTAAATCTATTTCAGCTAAACCATCCGCATCTAAATAAACACCGTCTGGCACTAACCTAGACATCACCTGCTGTAATTTCAAATGGGTTAGTTGGATCATGTCAGCAAAACCAGTAATTCTTTTAACTAAAGAATCTATTTTACCATTATACATTCTAGGGGCAACAATAGCATAATTCATTTTAACCTTAGTGTAATCACTTTTAGGCCTCATCATGTTTTTTGACATTTCCCACTTAAGTAGCTTGTCAGTACCAAGAATCATAGCACCATCATAAAGACACTCTATAGACCTTAGCATTCTACCATACCCACCTTCTTTATCTTCTGGTGGATTGTACTGATCGTCTCTTGGTATAATTCTATCAGCACCACTACTTGTTTCCTTGACCTTATAAACCTCATTCATATAGGTTTTATAGTTAAAGTATAAAACTTGAATTGTATTATTATCTTCTTTATCGTAAGAGCGTGTTGAATTGTAGTTAGATCTATTAGTAGATTTATTTTTCATTATATCCTCTAGATCTTCTTCTGATAAATGCGGAAATTGTTTTGCCAACTCATTAACCGGAATAGTTTTCACCTCTCCAACGTAATATATATCTTCAAAATAAGGCGAGTCAGTATAAGAGTAAACTAAATTAGCTGGATCAACATAATCAATAACAGCTCCTTCCGATGTGTTGAATGATGTTTTTACAGCTCCAATGCCTAAAACGGTAAGATCATGGTAAAATTGTTTTTTAATTAACTCGTAGTTGTTGCCTTCAAACAACACGTTTAAAGCCTGCTCTTCAGCTATCTCAACAGCTTGCTTGTAAGTAAGCTTCATATATAGCTCAGCTTCTTCAATTGTTTCTGGTAATTCTTCCGCGCTACTCTCTGTTAAGTCCATACCAAACTGAGATGCAAAATCATTAAACCCCTTCATTTTTATATCAGACATTAAAGCCTGGGCATACTTAGTTCTTTTATCAAGCCCAAATGGATCTTGTGAATAAGCTTTTATATCATAAGTTCTTTCTGCAATACCGTTAACAACTATATCTACAAACTTAGAAATAATTGGAACAGGCTTCCAGTCTAAATTTAAATAGGACAAATCACCGTTTATAGATAACTCATCCTTATACTTTTGAATAGATTGCTCGCCTCTAGCGTACAATCTTAAATTATGAAAATCATTGTGGTTTGATTTATATCTATTAGAACCCCCGTCGCTATTAAACCACTCTTGCTCTATAGCTTTACCTACTTTTAACCCATACTCATAACTTAGCTTTTCAGCATCGCTTACCGTTTGACTTGGAAAATAACTTTTATTACCAGAATACGCCATATTTATTACTTAATTATTTGTGAATTACTCCCAGTGTTTGTGTATCTGGAAACGTTTATGTTTAACTTAGGTTTTTCAACCTTTGCATTAGGTCTATACAAGTGCCTGTTATTAGCCATAATAGCTAGACCAGAGCTTATTGACGCATCATGCTTTGTTCTTTTGTTTATATCAAACTTTGTCCAATCGTTAAGAAGTTCATTGAAATAACAATCTCCATGAGTTCCATCTTGTTTAATACCTACGTGATCTTGAATATACATTTCAATTGCAGCAGCGTGTGCTTGTTTTATATCCTCACTTGAATTAGGTATTCCACCTACTTCTTTTTCCGCTACAGATAATTTGTTCCATATTTTATCAGGTCTATTCATACTAAATCCTCTGTATCCTCTTCGCCTTAAATAGTACAATAGACGTGGTTTATTGTTCTCTGCTAATATTGGCATTCCGTAAAACACCAAAGCCATTAGAATATCTTCAAAAAACATTTCAGCTGTTGGTGGTCTAGATAAGTATTCTAAAAAGAAACTGTTAGCTGGCGCGTCTTCCATTGAAAACTTGGTTAAACCGTGTAAAGCCCCTTTGGATCCAACACCATCTACTGTCCCTGATATATCATATGAATCACAACCAAAAGAACCCATATGTTCGTTTCCTGGATACTTAATACCATTCTTAAGTACAACGTTGTTTTGAATTTGTTGAGGTGGAACCCAGCTAACCTTAAACCTACCCTTTGGATCTGGATAAAATATAACCTGAGAATCTTTAACACCATTAACCCATTGAAAATTACCCTTAGTAACTCCTAAGGTGTTTTTCATTTCTTCGTTGTAATCTATTTGCTCGTATAGTTTAACTAAATTAAATATACTTCCTTTAGTCTCGTCTCTAAACGCATGCTCTGTGGTTCTTGGAAACTGACGGTAAAATTCATTTAACCCGTCTTGATCGTCTTTCAAACCATCAACTTCATTTTGCCAGTTATCTATTACGCCTACATCTATTAGTTCACCGTCTGGCGCGAATCGATTGACATCAGGAGTAGTGAAAACTGGAACTCCGTGCTCGTCAATAAATCCTTCGTAGTTCCATTCCATTGGGATAAACAAAGAGTATAAACCAGACTTTGTCTGACCGTTTCTATTTCTTTTCGTAACATCTGATGAGTTGTATAATTTTTTA